TCTTTAAATGTACGGTCTTGTGATAATGAATCAGCAATTGATGATGATGTGCTACCACCTAGTTTTGACAATGGAACTTGGTGAGCAACCAGAATATCATCACGATTTTGTTCACGATATTTAGTAAATGAACCTTCTTGGACACCAGCCTCGATAGGCTCCATCTTAAATTCTACTTTATTACTTTCTGTATCTCCTGGAAGTGGAATATATAGAGTTCTATGTGACTGTCCTTTTAAACCAGTTTGTAGGAAACGGAACAGTTTATCTTCTGCTTCTTGTGTAAGTTGAGCACCTTTTAGGGTAACAATATAACGAGGAACAGCCTTATTGTTAAAATAGTCAATATTGTATTGTGTGGCTAAAGCATCTCCAAGCAATGCTGGCATAGCAGCAACTACATCTGGAACACCATAAAAAGTATTTAGTGGAGAGTATTCCTTAATATGAATAATCTCATTTGGTCTAGGGTCATCTGTAATATAGTTTACATTCTTTGCCCCAAAATTACGAAAGTAAACTACTTTGTTAGCAATAATTTGAACATAGCCATCACGGAGTCTGCGAACACGCATAGTTGCAGCAGGAATGTGACCAATGTAACCAATTTCACCAGTTACTGTTCTACCTACCTCAATATATCCATTACCCATTGTATGAACATCTGTAAATACCTTTTCAAGAACAGATGAAAATGACTCATCTTGATTTAGACTTTCTAGCCAATCTTTTAGTTGAATCTTAAGTCTTTCAATACGTTTACGAGCACGAGCCATTTGGTCTGCTGTTGCTGCCTCTAATTTTAGACTAGTCTTGTCAGAAACAATAAAGTCATATCCAAGACCAACTGTATTTTCAACCTTAGCATCAATAGCAGCATGGTTAGCAAATGAAGTGTCATAATAACTAGCAAGTTCGTATGGGTTATATGGTGGGGTAATCACATCAAAAAGACCATAAGCGTTACGAAATACTACACCAGGATTAATAGCATTTGACCTTGCTCCATTTATACCAGTTTGAATAGCACCTGCAGAGTTTAAATATGCATCATCGCCCATTGACTTTGTTAGCCTAGTACTTCTACGTTTAAAGTTTGTGTTCATACCACTAAAGGTTTTAATTTCATCCCAAGACTTGATAAAAGGGTCTAGGTCTGCAAACTCACTTTTTACCTCTTGTGCTTCATCTAAACGAGCAGGAGTATTTGCATATTCATAGTAACTCATTAATCATCACGTCCATATAAATCTAATGTCTTCTTAGCATCTACAAGTGCACCAAGGTCTGTTTCAGATGGGATATATCCTTGAGCCATACGGTCAATCTGTTCACTATATTCTTCATCAGATACCTTGCGAACATTTGCATAAAACAATGGTCTACCATCTGGAAAACCTAGCCATCTTGCCTCATTACGAAGGAGTGCAACTCTTGATTCATCGCCACGCATAGAGTCAATGCTTAGGGCATTTCCATGGTCATCTGTTAAGACTTTGCCAGAACGTAGTTGCCAAACATAGATTCCATAGTCCGAAAATGGTTCTTCTACGACAGAAATCTTTGTTTTGCCAATTTGGTTGGGCATGACTTGACCAATATCTTTATTAACATCTATATCCATAACCACTAGTATACCATATTATCGTGCAGAAAATATTTTAGACTGTTTAACTATATCTACTAAAATTGAACCAGCAGCGGCAGTTATACTAAGTTTAGATGTTCCTTCATTATTTGATACATTAGTTTTTGCTACTCCTGCATATGTGTCATAAATTTGAGACATATCAATTGCAAGATTAGACCTATCTGCTATTTTTAAAATGTCTAACCATTTTATTCCAGAACTGCTCCATGTTCCCCATGTATATTTTGAACTAGATGTATTATTAGATAAATTAGGATTAAGAACATTAAACCATTTTCTTGTTATTTTTTTATTTAAAATTGTAGGATTTGGAAGAGTATAAAAAGATATGTTATCTATAGATATTGATGATTTTATAATAAGTTTGCCAGTATAGGCATTAAGGTCTAGCGGCTCTACAAAGTTTATTCCCAAAATACCCCACTCATTTAGTGTGAGAATTGCCTCTTTAACCTGTTCGCCATTCCAATAAAAATAAATATCTTCATCAATCATATCTGCTGTATAGTTATAATTTGTTTTAGCATATAGTCTAACTCTTTGAGAATTTGATGCTATCAAAGATGTTGATAGTGTTGGTGTCTTGTCTAGTGCTTCTAATATAAAATCTATTGTTTTTGTTCTTGTTTGTATTGAAAATATAGTACCAAATGTTGGATATTCTAAGTATTTACCTGGATTTGTAGAAGTATCTTTGGTAAATGGAAATTGATAGTTTAAAAACATTTGAATACCACTTAATGTGTAATTAGCAATTGCATTTTCATTAATAGACACATACATGCCCTTATCCACTGATGATGAAAAATCACCAACTAATTTAATTCCTGATTGTGGAGTTAGGTTAAGATATGAACTGCTTTGTCTATCTATCAAAAATGGATTTTTGTATGTATAGTCATAAGATGTTCCGTCATAATAATATGGTATAAGTTTTATACCAGTTTTTGTACCTACTGGATTTTTTAGCGATGAACTATTGTTTAAAGATTGTGATGCAAATTGTAAATATTTTATTTTTACTGGATTTAAAATTGATGTTGGAATACTTATATCTAAATGAACTACAATAGCATATTTTGTAAAGTCTACCCTATTACTATCTGTCAGATACATGCTATCTGGTAGATATACAATAGTTCTATCATTTATTTCATATTTTGTTGTTGTCCATCCAGTTCCAGAACCAGGTACAATAGTATTGTTAGAGTTTAGTGCAACTGTTGTTGGAAATGATGAAATGTCTAAATTTGGACCAGTAGATGATTCTATGTTTTGAAAAGTTATATAATTATTCAGACCTGTACCGTCATTTATATAATATGATGTTCCTGTTCCAGATGAAAAATTAGATTTTGTATAGTCTATGTTATACTGAATAAAATCTAAATCATATGTTTTTATTGATGAATTATCTAAAGTATATGTTCCCAACAGATTTAATGGAATATAATCTTGCCAATAACAGATTGCTCCAATATCAAATCCTAAATTACTATTAAACATTAATGTATAACTTGATAAAGAATCATATTTAGATATCCAACTTGTTGCTCCTGGATTTGATATAAAAGTTCCATCTGTATTAATTTGAGTTGAAAAATTATTTAAATTACGAGCATTATCAAAAGATATTCTAATAATAGAATCTTCATAAAAATAATCACTATCAGTATTGCTATCTCCACCAAACCAAACCTCTGTATCATCTGGATTAGTAAAAAGATTATTTTTTAAATTTACACTTGGATATGCAGTATCAAATTTATCTATATCCATTCCAACAAAAAATAAATTATTAGCATCTCTGGTTATTGTGCTACTAGTAGAAAGTGTTGTTTCTGTTATTCCAGCATCATTGCTATATTTATAATAAATATTATCATTTTGTATTGTTATTTTTAAATAATTTTTTGTATATTTATTGCTAAATTTAAATATAAGTTTTTCAGTAGAATTTGCTGTTCCTTTCAATATTGCATGAAACCCTTTTACCATTTCATTTAATATATTAAATGAATCAAATTTTAAATATGTTTTGTCGTATGTTGATGTTGGTTTTAATTTAAACTGATTTCCTGTTAAAGATAATCCAGATATTTCTGTTTCTAGTTTATCTTTAGAAAGATTAACATCATCAACAAATACAAAATTTGGTAGAGAGTATATTGGTGATGATAATGCATTATTTTTTTCAATAAAGTTACTGAGCAAGCCATGTTTCCATTTTCCAGAATTTGGATAACTATAGTTATTGGAATAGTTTGCTTTTGAATAATCAATTATTACTGTATTTGAATCATACTGGGAATTAATTTCTTCTGGTACTTTGGTTGCTGAACCTGCTACAAAATTTAATGTAGCCTGTGTATTTGAAAACTGATATGGATATATTGAAAATGAGTCTATTTGAATTTGTTGTAATGTAGAGCCAATTCCTATCCAGTCAGTTCCTGTAGTTGCTGAATATAATGTATTTAAATCACTTGCTTCTAATGCTAAAGATATAGCCTCTTCACCATTTACAAAAAGTTTAATAAAGTTTTGATTGTATGTAATATGAATAAGCATTGGTCTATTCCAGTATCCAACATAGTGAGCACCAAACTTATTTCCAAATTCTAAGATTAATGAGTTATTTGAAACATATAAACCATTGCCAGTTTTTTCTATTGGCAATCCAAGTATTTTTGTTTTTGTTATTCCATCAATATCTGGTATTGTCCATTTTTGATAATTTAATTTCATCCAGAATTCTAAAGTATATTCTTTATATTTTCCATATGTATTTAAAAATCCAAATGCTGGAAATATCATTGAACATGGTTGATATGTTGTATCAGATGTTTCATATGCAAATGATATTGATTTATCTGAACCCATAATTAGTGGAGTAGTGGAACCTCTAGCAAAAACTTTTTTATCATCTGATAGATAATAAGCACTATACTCATTATTACCATAATTTAATGTTGGGATAGCCTTTTGTGATGTAAAACCAGTTATAGAAGAAAGTGTTGTCAAAGTAGATGATTGAATACCCAAAGAATATTTGTTAAACTCTTCTGACATATGACCAACAGTTAATCCATTAATCCAAAACTCATTATCAGTCGCAGTTCCAGAATAGTTTATTTTAATAGATGGTTTTGCACCTGTTACACTTGCAAAAAATGTATTTGAAATAAAAATCCAATCTTGATATACGGAAGGATAGTATGTTTCATAAGTCTTAGTTCCACTAATAT